AATTCTTCACGAATTTTCCATTCACCACAACGAGAACAACTTTTCTTCCAGACCTCTTCCGGCCCCTGACCATCACAGCCGCAGCCCTTAGACAGGCATACACCGATCCCGCCCCCGGAATGGGGGTCTGTGTGGCCGCAGTTACAGCAGGTAGAGTCAGTCATTCGTCGCACACACAATCAGCAAGATAGGTAATAACTTCGACTAAAAGACGTTTGGCTAATCTGCTCACATCAGTGCCTAAAATTCCTTGCAGAAGATCCCCCGGATCCTCGGAGACAATACACCAATATCTATCCCGTTCGCCTTCTACTTTTGTTCGCCCAACACCTTGGAGAATATGCTCCCCATGCTCACTGATAAAATAACTGAACTCAGTGTGCCGCTCTTTCGATGGCAATTCACTACTGACATAAGCTACACGTTCACCTAAGAACTGAGTAACTGTACCTGTGTTGTTCTGGAAAAACAAGGTTTCCAAAGCCATTTTCCACTTTCCTTCCTTCCATCCGGGTCAGGGGTCTATGACCCCTGGCCCGTGGCAGCTTATATTATAGCACGTTGTCTAGTCATCAGATATTTGCCTATGGCATGAACCCGGATGATATCATCTTTTAACATCCCAAGAGCAGCATTACAATTCCAACATAAAATGCCTCGTATACATTTTCTACATCCCTTATTGCTGGGGCAACATTCATGATCATGGTCAATATGGATATTTCTATCAGGGATATCTTCAAATGAAGTAAAACAAGCAGCACAAGAATTATTTTGTTTTTCAATTAAAGTAGTAAGCTCTTCAAATGTTATCCCATAACGATGAGCTTTCATTTTTTGCCGATTAATAGGATCAGCTGCGTAAGCCGAACTTTGAGCATTATATTTCGCTGGATCTTCTTCATATCTTTGTTTTCGATCTGCCTTCGTACATTCTTTGCAAACCGAATGAACATGATCGAATTTGCGCGGGTCAGGATAGTAATCATTAAGCGTTTTCATTACTTCACACTTAATGCACTCCTTAAGCCATTCAATTGGTCTAGCAGGACGAGGTTTGCGTTTATAAATCCCAGGAGGCATCAGTCGAGCCAGATTTTATAGGCCGAGGTCACGCGTCCTTTGACCGGATCAACGAAGTGGAGCCTCTGAGATGGGATACCAGCAGACGATAGAGCGTTTTGTGCGTAGCGATTGTCTGATTCCGTTGATCCAGTCCAATAAACTGCACCTTCCCCATTGGCCAGAGGATCCTCGGCATGGAGATGGTAATGGTGAACGTAGCAGTCCCGAAATTCCCATGCCAGACCATCAACCCGATAGGCACCAGAGCGCCAGCGATTCACATGCTGGACGATTGTGCTCCGAGAAGCGAAGCCATTCCTACCAAATTCATCCCCATGAATGACAAGGGCTCGATAGCTTCCAACTTCCAAGCGCTGAATATCTTCTGGGCAATCTTGCCAGGTTAAACGCCATTCTCCAGCCAAAAGTTGACGAGCAAGCTCATAGCACATACGGTCAACATTGTCGGATCGAGGTACAGCCGAACGTTTTGAACCAATTCTTCCGTGGTTGCCCCATTCACTAACAACAGTTACTTTGTCATATACTGAAAGAGCAAAACGAACGACATCAACTAGAAGTCGGCTAACATTGACGTATTGTTCAAAAAGTGAAGAATCAACCTCAAAGGGTTGCTGAGGAAAATTAAATAAACCCTCAACTTGATCCCCTCCAAAAATAATAACACAACGTTTTACTGGATGATCTGCTCGTTGAATCATCGTAATTCGTTGGGCTTTAGTACAGAACTGCATGACTCGATCACGCATTACTTGCGAATTATAAGTCGAGGTAAGTTTAGCTCCCTGCCAGTCACCTAAATCCCATAAAGCAACTTCTTCCTTGCGCCTATTATCTTTTGATGGAACAGGAGTTAAAGGTAGCGGGCCTGCAATCAAAGCAGCATCATAAGCAGCCTTAGTGACAGCTTCGACCAAATCGTCTGTCTTCGCAGTTGCCTTCCTTAGCTGCTGCTGTAACCTCTGGTTCGCTGCCCGCAAGGCATCGACTTCAGCATAATTTTCCAGCGACTCAGTCATTCAGACCGGCCCTCCTTGTGGTGAAATTTCTGGAAGTGGCGGTCTAAACGATTCTCTGTGGCTTCCTTCTCACCATATCCCATTTCTTGAACCAACCAGTTATTGATAATCCGGCGGCTAACTCCATTCGCTGCAGCCTTCTCGATTTCCTCCCGCTCTGGTAGTTCGCAGTAAAAACATCTTTGCGAACGTTTGAACTGATTATCAGATGCAAACTGCTCTAGGCTTATTTTCGGCTTTGTCATTGGTTTCCTCTTTCTCTATGAACTATTTATGCACGCTTCCATTAAGCAAAGTAGCCAACCCTCCTGCACCGGCTGCTCCAAGTGCAATCAATCCTTCTGGGACATCCTTCCCCATGTAAGCCAAAAGTGCAGTAGCAATGATGGATAGACAAACAGCTAGACCCACCACCTTGACTGTCAGTCTTAGGACTGAGGTTCCGTTGGGCTCCATCATCCGTAGTCGTACCTTTCGCCTGAGCCCACCGCTACAACGGTGTACCCCTCTCCAAACGGCTCTAGTCTAGCAGCCTTCCGGGTGCCCCAGTAGCTCTGACCTGCAGGTTGACCTTTGTGTTGGGAATCGAAGGCGTAGATGTGACCCTCATACCCTAGCACCCAGACCCCACCTCCTGGGGCCTTCAGGTGTGCGGCCACACCACCCGGAATATTGAAGGGCGGATCGTACATCGGCTTTGCCTCCAGTAGAGTAGCAACTTTAGCCCGGAAATCTGACATATCGATCCCCTTGGGATCTATCTTCCTCCCTGGGGGCGTTGCATATTCGGCGTGACTTGCTACCTTATCAGCACCAACACCCAGGCTCTTCACAAGAGCCGCCGCTAGCTTGTAATACGCATCCAACTGCACTTGCGGCCACGGTGTGCCGTCGCCCTTGTTCACCGCTTCAATACCGAAGAAATAGAGGTTCCCAGACAGCCCTGCCCAAGAGCCCTCTCCTGTATGGTTGGCCTTGCCAGCTGCGATTACATAAACTGTGCCGTCTTTGCCTAACACAAATTGGGAGAGAGGCCCTGGTAAATCAGGGCGCCCTTTAGTAACCACCCGGACAGAAATGGCATCATCGTCTATTGCTGTGTGATGAGCGAGAACTGCTTTAGGATTGAAAACACTGGATCCTCTTGTCTTCCACCCAGGTTGCTCGGCAACCTTCAGTCCTGCTGCTCGTGCTACGTCAGCGATCCAAAGTTGATAAGGCATTTAAGGCACCACAACCAGTCGTCTTCGACCGAATTGAACTGTTCCTGCAGCTTGTGTTTTATACTTCGCAGTAAATGTATTGGAACCTGCTGTTAATCCTTCATAAAGCGCCATAAATCCAGCAGCAAAAGTAGTTACCGATGGGTTTGAAAGCGCTCTATTATCATCTGCCCCAATAGCACTGGCGCCGGAAACTTCTACGCTCATCTTTGCTGGGCCGCCAGAGGAGATAAAGAGTTCAGCATCTATTATAACTAAAGCGCTTGTTCCAGTTACTATTGTTACACTAGGACCGACTGTTGCTAGATCTGTATAAGCAGTAGATGTGGTTGTTTCTCCTGCATCAACGTAAGCAGTACTAGCTGCGAAAGTGGCTGCTAAACCTGCATCAGAGCAAGATAAACCTCCTCCAGCTTTGAGGTGGAGATTTAACTGACCAGCAGTAACTTGCAGTCCACAATTTACACAAACAGCCATTATGCCATCACCGTAAGTCGCCTATTGCGGAATGTTCCGGTGGCCCCACTATCTGTCGCATATTTCGCAGTAAATGTGTTTAATCCTGCATTCAATCCCGTCAAAAGAACACCGTATCCAAGAGTCCAAAAATTATCTTGTAAGAAACTGAAAAGCGCATACGTTACACTAGCAGCAACCGTTGAGGCACCACTTACTGCAACACTCATATATGCGCCAAAACTAGAATCGCTGGTAGTAAGTTCCGCATCGAATAAAGCTAAGGCAATTGTCCCAGTTTGAATACTAACTGAAGGTCCAACTGTTGCAAGATCTGTAAAAGTCCCAGACGTTGTAGTTTCGCTAGTGGGAATAATGGCTGTTTGGCTATTAGAATAAAAAAGGCCATTGGTTACCCCTGCAGAGGAGTCACAAAAAATATGATCAGCAGGGTCAAGTTTAATCTTAAGAAGACCCCCCTCAACTTCTAGTCCGCATCCTAAGCAATCAGGCATAATTTCCTTAACCTGGAGTTACAACAATTCGTCTATTAGCGAATTGAACTGTTCCTGCAGCTTTCGCTTTATATTTAGCAGTAAAAACATTGGTACCTGGAGTGAGATTTGTAAATAGAAGAGCATAACTTATTTGAATATTCACTACTGTTGGATTATGAAATGCATATTGATCATCAGCCGGAATAATTGTTGCACCGCTTACTGCAACACTCATTCTGGCTGCTTCTCCTCCAGCTACAATATCATGATCCGCTGAGAACATGACTAAAGCTTTGGTTCCAGTAACAATCGATACACTTGGGCCAAATGTTGCTAAGTCAGTGTAAGAAGTAGATGTAGTACTCTCTTGAGTAGTGACGAGTGCTTGCCCGGAGGATTGAGCCAGACTTAAAGATAATCCATCTGCATCTGAACAGATAATACCGCCATTAGTGCGTGGCTGCACCTCAATGACATTGTCCTCTTCAGTTAGCCCGCACCCCACACACGTCGGCACTATGCTGCTCCGATGTCTTCGACTAGAATATAAGCGGGATTAGTTGCTGAAGCTTTGACATCAAGAGTACCTGCACTAGTAGAAGCAGTCAGCTTATAAGTATGAGAACCAGCACTAGGAGTTAGAACAACACTGGTATCCCAAACTGTTCGCTGTCCGGCTGAAAGATCATCACTTCCCAATCGACCAAGAACAGTTGCTCCTTCTTGAAAATTTCCATCCGGAATCCCAGTGCTCGTGTTCTGAAGAACGAACACATGTCCGCTAATCTTGATACGCCGACTCGTTGCCACAATTACGACCACAGACAAACCGGTTAAATCTGTAACTGTGGTAATGCCAGTCTGGTCTGCCACAACCTGTGCATAACCAAGTTGTCCGCCAGCACCGTAAGGCGCCCAGTCTGTTCCATTAAAAACATAAAGTTTATTAGTATCAATTTCATGAATAGTTTGTCCTTCAAAAATATCTACTGTAGGTCTAGTCCCCGAAGTAAATTGCCCAATGTAGTCATAAGTCGTAGGAGCCAGGATCCACTTAGTTCCCTGCGGGTGATCCCTAGCAACGCTTCCTTCATCCCCTCTGGTAACCGTAGCTGTGGTTGTCGCAGCGGTGTGGGAGATAACGGTGATGATTTCCGGGTCGCCGTTAACGCCTGCTGGATCCAGAACAAGGATGCAGTGTTCTGTTGCATCAATGGCAGGGAGTTCGGTGGCGAATTCGGCTGAGTTAACGGAAAGAGAAGCTGCTAGGAGGGGATTATCCGTTAAAACTCCGTGCCGTTGATTTTCTCTCACACGCCGTTCGTTAGCGATTGTGAACCTCCAAATATGCCATTGCTCTTTGTAGCAAGGACTTCTTCATTTTATCCTTTATCCTGCGCTAACCCATACAGCGGAGAATTCGGGAGATGCTTGGGCATTGTTAATTAGATTTCTGGCTGCGTCAGCCGTATTGTCTTGGAATACAATCGCCTCTACGTAATCGCCTATAATAAATTTATACGGCATAGAGAAACCGATACGAGGTGCCCCAGCTATCGTCCAAGTTCCTCCAGACGGTCCAAAAGTGATTTTCGTTGCCCCATTTAGCCTCAAGTCAGCATAAGTAGCCACATAATCACCTGATGGAGCGAAGGCACCACTAAATGCCACAATATAGACACCAGCCGTATTAAATGTAATTCGGCTATTCGTCACCACCAAATCGTGCATAGTATCATTATCAAATCGTTCAGAGTCCAGAGCAACAACTGTCTCAGTATTGTCAGCGATAGATTGGTCAACACTATGAAAAGCTCGTACAGCAGGATTAAGGCTATCAGCCGTTTCACAAATAAACTCAGACGTGATCACATAGGGATTGGCAACTGATCCCGTACCAGTGACAGTTGTTTCTATGCATTCAGTGTTTGCGCCAGTCAGCACGCAGGCGCAAGTCGATTCACATCCGCATCTCGGCATTTTAATCTTCTCCTACCACTAAAACTGTTTTTGATCCTGTTTTCAGATCAACTGCCACTAGATCCCCATCCTCTTCAATTATCTGCCAGTTCCCTATTACCAAAACTTTAGAAGATTGCTGCCTTCCGGCCCGACGAAGCTGTCTGATAGTGCGATGCAAGGCGGGCTGTCGGACTACGGCCATTATAGCCCCCCGCTTGATAGATTTACAGGGCTCAGGCTCAAGGATACCGCCTCCCCTTCTACGTCCTGTTTAATTTGGACGCTCTCAAGACGAAATGACTGAGAGGCCGAAACACAAAGCCTGGCCAAGGCTACATCTACCCTAGCCCCAGGGATCATCTTGTCAATCGTCCAAGGCGTTTCGGGGCTCAACCGGGCACCCTCCTGAAGCTCTAGGAGCCGAGGGGCCGTTCCCAGGGCCTCTGCGTAGGCTTGGGCGACTTCGTTAGCTGTGGTGGCGTCCTGGATGCCGTCATCGTTCTGGCGGAGACGTTCGATCAGCCCGTAACATTGCGGGTCTACTTGGCCCACGCCTGGAATCCCTCCATCGCCCTCATAATGAACAAACCATCTGTTACCTTGCAGCAGCCCCGCTTTTGTTAGAGTTACATCCGAGAGAATCATATCATCCGTTAATGTCGCAACCGGAGCCAAAGGCAGATCTTCACCTCCCAAGATTATGGTCCGTCCAATCGTAGTGTAATTGAGTTTGATGTTGGACAGCTGCTCTATTTGATCAAAAGCTGTAGCCGAAAAAGCCTCCGAGAAGTAACCAGTCGGATCTCCACCTGCTGGGGTGGACGAAATAAATTCCAAAATGCAGGGGTCATCCTCATTGAAAGCTTCGGTAAGCACAGCCTCAGCAATAGTCACGATATCGGCTGGTGTAGTGAAGTCGATATCATCATCTGCGATCCGAACGGTTGTCCAACTCATAAGATCTCTGGCCCGGATGGTTACCTGCTCAAATCCGTAGAGAACTTCATAGATAGGTCCTAGCCAAACAATTTCTCCATCTCTCACAATGTGTAGCTCGTGACACCAGGGCTCAGCCTCCCCTAAACACTCACAACAAGTGTCTTCTCTTGATCCAGCAAGACTGACTACAACCTCCGCTTCTGAAATATCATCCAACCGACGATCCCAGTTGATAGAAGTTGCTCCAGTAAGATGACAAAGACGAGGCGAACCACAGCGCCATGTGATAAAAGCTTCACTCAGTCCACAGCCAAGCCTGCCAGTTGTTGATGGTGTAGTTGGTTTAGGCGCCATTGGCTACATTTCTCGTGGAACTACACTCATTGAAAAACAAGCATCTTCAGAGGCTGTCAACCCGTCAACCCTAGCGCAAACGCAATAGTCCGAACAAGAGAATACGGGCCACTCAAAACCGCCGGTCAAGAACGGTTCTCCAGGCTGCACCTCTCCGCCTGGGCATTCGATTGTGATCCGGCGGTTGACCCCATCAATAGTCAATGTGGAGTTGGCTGGGATGAACCGGATGCCGATTGTAGTGCAGGCCAAGCAAGGATCTTCTGCCAACACATCACAGGTAAGGCCAACTGAATTCTGGATGATTCGGATCTGGGTCGAATAGATCGGCTGACTTCCCGAGAAGACTTGGAAGATAGGGACACCTTGGAAGTCCCGACCCCATGTCGAGGCCGGTACCGCTACACAAGTCTCCACAGGATTGATCGGAGTACAGACGCACTCCTCCGAGGTAGTTACAATAACCGGAAGAGTTGGTGTGGGGCAGTTAGGATCCGTTGTACAAGGCACAGGATCCGGGCATTCCTCTTCAGCACAATCAGCGGGGTCGTTGGATTCAACCCATGGGCAATCTGTTGATTCTGGGAACCCAACACAGTCCGCCAAAACAATCGGTTCCCGATAGAAGTGGGGATTACCAGCTACCAGAGAGAACTCGATCTCCATGATGGTAGAGCAGCCACATCCACAAGAAGACTGACGCTCACTCAAAACAAGTGGTCCTTCAACCAAGCCAACATTGAAGAAAGATCGGAAGGCAGTATCCGAGAAGCTAGCTATAACTTCAGCTTCTGTTGGAACAATATCAGCAGCTCCAGCATATTCACATCCTCCATACTCAAATCCCCCATAATACCAACACAATTCTTCTGGACATGCTTCAATCCCACTACCTACTCCGCCCCATTCCCAATCATTCCCATTAATAGTCCAAGTCTCGCCTGTATTTGATGGAACTGTTGTAGGAGTTTGCGGGCCAGTAGCTTCAACAGCATTAGCATCAAATCGTCCAACAACTGGGCCGTCTATGCCATTGCGAATCTCGGCGTAATAGACATTGCCCGCCAAGGTCGAAGATCCGCCGACGGCTCCGATCTCGACGGCGGCGGTGCCATCGAAGATCGTCAGAACCTGGGCAACGGTGACTGTGGTGCCTAGCTGGGTCCAAGTGGTTCCATCGTCAGAGGTGTAGAATTTGGTGTCGTGGCCAGCGGCACCGTTGTCCACATCGACAGTGACCCGTACCCATTTTGTGGCTCCGTCCAAGACCCCTGTTACCACAGTCGAGGCATCCTGGGCCTCGACGTCGGTCCCGTTGGATGAGGTCAGAACCTCCAGGTTACTAGCCGGGGTAAGCCGGAACTGCCAGGATGACGTCGTACCGGACCATTTTGTGATGAAGTGAGAGTTGGCAGCAGGGGTCCAATCATCCATTGCCACCTTTACCCGGATGTCGATGTCCCCCGTAATCGATAAGGCAGCAGAGTCGGGGGTCGAGATGAAGTTGCCCGATGTGCCAGGAAGATCAATCCACTGCTGCCAGCAACATGGTTCGGGTGTGCATTCTTCGGGAATAGTCGCTATAGCGTCTTCTATTTCTTTTTGAGGGCAGCAAATCATCATATCCAGCTGCTCGCCCGAACACTCCGCTCCACAACGAGCGCCAGCCAGCGTTTCGGTAAGCCATCTCAAACCGTACCCAACACCACAACAAGTTCGGCCAAATAAAAACCCACGCCACGATAATGTTCTAGGCGCTGCTCTCAATCTTCCGAGAATTCCTCCTCCACCAATAACGGGGAATACTTCTCTCGTGTAAGTTGATCCTATTCCATTGAAGTCAACTGTATAAAAACCTGCGAACTCGCTACTTTCTGGATAAGCGGGGTCATACCAGGGTGCTGGATCATTTACTGGTGTAGAGTAGCTGCCAGTTACCGGATCGCATCCAATCAGACCAACGACTAGATTCTCAGGACAGGTACATCCAGACAAAACTCGTAGATTTTCTGGCCCAAATCCTGCTTGAATATAAGCAGTAGTGCGTGAATTATTGACAATCTCGACTCCCTCAAGAAAAGCAATTTCTCCAGCTATATTGTCACTCACTGGAGATTCCTTTCAATTTTTCTAGCAATTTTTCTAGCCAATAAGTCTGGATCTTGAATCGGTGTTATTACCTGTACAGGAGCTTCAATCTTTATCTCAGATTTCCCGTTCTCCTTCAGCAACCGAATGATCTCATCGGCCTGGTCAGCTGTCATCGGCCCTGCGCCAGGCCGCAAAGGCATCCCAGAAGTTGGGAGTTTGACAGCTTGTACAACAGAAGGCGCTATAGCTGATTGGGCAGCTGCGAGCGCTCTAGGATACTTCGGTAAGGTGTTTGAAAGCAATTGCCAGACACGATCAGGTCTTCCAAGAGGCAACACCATTTCATGGCCCGCCTCACCGATTCTCGCAAAAGTTTCTTTCTGGATTAAGCCGCCTTCGGCTAGAGGGAGCCCAAATCTGCGAAGTATATCACGCAAAGCATTGGGATTTTTTAACAAGGCGTCTGCGATTGGGCCAGCGATATCCCCCTGTGTGAATCCAAAAGCCTCCCCACCAAGACTTGCAAAAACTGCGGCGGTCAGCTGATCTACGGTTTGCTTGAGGAGTTCAGGATTCTGAGCGAGAAGCTGTTGATTCAGGCCGATACGGTCTAGTAAAAGCTGATTAATAGCAGATTGATCACCCTTGATAGTAGCTACAGCTTCACGCTGTTCAAACTGGGCGTCCCGAACTTCTCGTTCGGCATCTCGTACACCTTGGGCTGCGGTTATTTGTTCTCTCTTAGCGTCTCTGATTTCCTTGTCTAGATCCCTGAGTTCCTTAGCACGGGCAGTATCCCCAGATCGAAGAGTATTTAATTCTGATTGAGCGACGCCTTCGTCTCGGAGTGCTGCTGCACGGTCCAGAGAAAGAGTTACCAGTCGCTCCTCAAGCTCCCTGATCGCAACAGCGTTATTCTTGACTTTATTATCTAATTCTGTGCGCTTTTCAAGAACATCGTTAAGAGCTTGTTGCGCATCTGCGACATTGAGTCTAGCTTCAGTTTGCTTTTCTTCTAGAGATTGTTCACCTTCTTCTATGTCTTTATTAGCAGCATTAGTTGCACGTATATTCGCTAGTTTCGCCCTTATCTGCTCTAGGGTGAGATTAGATAAGTTAACTGATTCTCTCTGCGTTTTAGTAAGAGTTTTATTGAGAGAAGCTTCTTCTCTGAGAGCCTTGTTAAGAGCGAGCTTAGCCCGCTCAATTGAGCGGTCAGCAGATGCGAGATCCTCAAGACTCGCTGGATTGCGAAGTTCATTGAGCTTCTCTTGGATCTCAGCCTCTTCCTGACCGAGATCTCTGAGAGTGAAGCGTATCCGGGTGAGCTTTTCCTCTGCGTCTGCAACTTCTCGCACGTCTCTGGCAGTATCAGCGAGGAGGGCGGTTCGCTCCGCTTCTAGGTCTCTCAGTTTCTGTGTAGAGGCAGATAGAGATTGGTTGGCAGTGGTTAAGCCTGCCTGTGCAGTTGTGACTTTTTGCGCTTCTTTTGCAAGCTTGTCAAAATTTTCAACGAGCGGAGTAAGAACGGCATTGATTTCTGTGAACCCAGGCTTGATCGTTTCTTTTGCCTTTTTAACAGCTTCTTCAACACTGTTTACAGCTTTAGCCCCCTGGTTCAGTGTTCCCCCAGGACCAAAAAGTCTCTTTAAGGCTGCCTCTTCTTCTGGGCCTCCACCAAGAATAAGATTCTTCAGGCCCCCCGACCTCTCGATACGTTTTCCGGCCTCTTCAATCCCCTTAACAACAGCAACACCAGCGGCTAGGGTGGCAAGTAGAGGGAGAATCGGACTAGCAGCAAGAGCAGCTAATGCACCCCGAAGAGTTGCAATACCGGCGGTAAGTCCTGGAAGAGCGCCAGTTAAAGTAATGACTGCTCGACCCAGCGAACCAACCAAGCCAGTAGAAGAAAGGACCGCTTTACCAAATGATTGAAAAGCGAAAATAGTACCACCAACTAGGAGAGCAGCCGTAAGCGCTTTGAATGCAACTGAGAGCGGGCCTAGATCATTAATAAGAACATCAAAAGCCTTAGCCAAAGCGTTTAAGGCTGGGAGAAGAACCTGTGCAATTTGGGAGCTAATCTTTACTATTTCAACAAAGACAGGTCCAATAGCTTCGACCAAAGTGACAAATAGATTTGCAAGCTGAGGGAGAAGAGGAATGATCTGTCTCAATACCTCAGCAAAGGACGTCCCTAAAGTAGTTCCAAGACGCTCGATAAGTCCTCTTAAATCTTCTCCGCCTTCCGTAAGATTTGTTATTGCTTGACGAAGCGGGCCTGCTGCTTCAGCAGTCCCTACTAGAGCTTCAATGAATGGTTGGAAACCATCCTGAACAGCTTGGGTAAAGATTTCCCTGATAACACCCATAGTTCCAGCAAGGGTGTTTAGGCGCAAGGCAAATACATCAATACCTTTCGTAGCTTCATTGACCGTTGCAATTAGGGCAGGAATACCTTGCTCAGCAGTGATCTTGCCTTGCTCTTGAAGCTTCCGGGCCTCTGCTGTAGTGATGCCCAACTGCTGGCCGAGGATCTCAAAGAACCGGGCAAGGTTCACAGCACCAGGGAGGTTCTCAGCGATCTGCCGACGAAGCTCCTCCATCGAAACAACGCCCTTGGAGGCGATCTGCGCCACACCATTGAGAGCAAGTTCCAATTGGCGGTTAGAAGCACCAGTGAGATTGGCCGCCTTTGTGAAGGCCGTAAGAACTTCAATTGTCTTATCGCCTGAGAAACCAAGGGCTAAGAACTGCCGTCCTGTATTAGCAAGGGTTGCAGATGCTCGCCCGGATTGAACGGCAAGCCTGCGAAGAGATCCAACAAATTTGTCTGTAGTAGTGTTTGCCGTATCAGAAGATCGGATAATAGCGTCGATAGATTGACGAAGTTCTTGGAAGGCTCCTGCTGTATCAGCGAAGCTCTTGCCAATTTTAATAGCAGCAACACCAACAGCCGCCGAAATAACAGCAAACCCTACAGCTAATCCCTTAGTTGCTGAAGAAGCTTTTTGTATGGCATCTTGAAATCTTCCTACTTCCCTAGTAGCAATCTGGACATTCGCAGCAATACCACCAAAAACTTTACCTATATTCTCTGCGGCGGCAGCTTGTTGCGCTCTAGAAGCAAATCGACCTTGAACCCTTGCAAATTGGCGATCAAAAGCCTGTGCCGCACGAGTAGCTGCTGCTTCAATTTGTCGCTCATCAAGCTGAGCTTGGAGAATGATAGAAGCTCTGGCGACGGCATCTTCAAAAGCCATTATTTATCAACTCCCTTCTGGAAGCCGATAAATGATTGGGCGGCTTTGTATGACCTCTCTTCGTTCCATCCAGGAGGCTGCCACCCCTCCGGGGCTCTCCAACGTTCCTGCGCTACCACAGTCGCTGGAGCGCCTGTAGGAACGGCTCTGAGCCTGGGACGACGAGATTGCAGTAGAGGATGACGGATAAGGGCGGCCTTGTTCAAGCTCTCATCTAGAGATAGTCTGCCTTCCTCATCCAAGTGTTCAACCATTTTGTAATACATAATGTTCATCATTCTTCTTGATGGTAATTCTAGTAAATCACATCCCCGTGCTGTAGCCCATCCTTCCGTTGCCGCCCAGTCCTCTAAAGCACAAAGGATTAAGGCTTGGGCGGCGCCGTACCTAAATTTGAGTATTGTTCAGTAAGCCATTCTGCGATTTGGGCCATCGTACTCAGGGTAATAGGATTTTCTTTGGAGTCCAAACGAAAAGCAAAAAGTTCTGCAGACTCCTTCTCCAAACAACGACCAAAGAAAGTCTGATGAGCCTCGTAGAGGCGGCCTTCATTCACATTTTCAGCATATTTCATCAAAATATTGCCTGGTAGTCTTCCAGGGGCGATAGCCCGAAACGTATCGTCTCCAACCTGGAATTCAAGGGGTTCAGCATCATTGGTAACTTCAAATTTCTTCAATTCCTTCCTTACCTCCGATTAAAGGCCCGAAGGGCCTGGACTAAGAAATTATCAGCTTTAGTGCCTGGGTGGTTAACTTGTGGAAAATATACAACACCTGCATTCCTTTTCACCCAATCGAACCTCAGAACTCGCCCGGATCTGGGACGGATGATATGGGCTTTTGTTCCTCTTACTACGAATCGGGCATAGGATTGGCCTCTATCATTCGTGGCGTTAGCGAATATCCGTATCTGCCTCCCATCCCTGGTCGTCTGCACTGCTGTCTTCCTCAGCGAGTCCGCTAGAGTACCCGATCGCACTGACGGGATCGAATTCCCAGTCCCTGACCGGGGGGCTAACCTCTTTGCTTCGGCTAGAACGTTGTCGGCTCTTCGATTTAGCTCCGTTGCCCCCACTCGATCCAGCATCCGCTGGACGTTCCTCTGGATCAGTTGTACCCTTACTACTGCCACTGGGCTCCTCTAGGGTGAGGGGGTCTATAAGGGTTGCATGTTTTCCTTCTGTAAGTATATTACGAAGAACTGGTGTTAGGGAAGTGGTTACTATTTGACCGGGGGACCAACCAAGGAATCTTCCTCCTACCAAAAAAGTTACTTCCATGTTCATTTACCTCACGGTGCAGGGTCAGGAAGCTCAACTGAGAATTTAATAGTAAAACCGATACATCCTCCCTCAGGGCCTACTATAACGCTATCTCTCATAATAAACTTACGATTCCTTTTACTAGCTGCTAAGCAGCAAATAATAGCTCTAATGGCGATGTACAATTCTGTATAAACAAGCTTGGCTGATTCAGAAAGCTCAGCACAGGCGGGTGTGGTGCCGTCCTGATGGATGGTAGGAGCACAGCGAAGTAGGGTGACTGTGAAATCAGCAGCTAAGGGGCTGAAACAGAAAACTGGTCCTGTTGCTGCAGAGGGAAAATTGTCATGGACCCAGAGCCGATCGAGATTGACATGAAGCGCTCCAACACAACAATCGTCCCATGATGGAGGCCCCGCCACCACGCATGTTTGACAGGGGCATGGGCAAGGGGACTCCTCTACAAGGGCACAGCACACACAATCAAGAATTTCTTGCTGGAGATCAAACAGAAGAGTTGGAGTTAATACCGGCATTTAGGGGCAATCCTCACCCGGAGGAGAAGTGGTCACAGTCCAGGTCTTTGCATCCGGGCTCCATATGGCCGGTCTTCGGCTCAAATGGTGGGGATTAAAGGTTTGAACTGCTAAATCCACTAAGTAGATTCCTGTTCGTCCTTCTCTCCAGAAGTCCATTGGGTCCAAGAAGCCAACAGTTACCCCTTGTCTTGTTATTGAAGAGGTGCGACTAGGAAGTTGGCAGGGCTGCCCAACACACTGATTGATTAGTTGGCAAGCCATTTCAGCGGCTGCTAGGAGGGCAAGCTTAGGAACTGGTCTACCATATGTTACCGTAACGCTCCAAGTACCTTCTTCGGTGTCTTCTTTATCTAAAGCCTGACAAGCAGGCCAACAGGCGCCACCACCGCCTGAGACCGGTACGGTGTTTTCTAGGCGGACAAGGCGCCTGAAATCGTCTACCCGATAAGTGTCTGGGTCCTGAACAATCCCATCAACTTTGACTTCATTGATACAGCAGACCGGATAGGGAAGATTGATCTCACAAACTTCCGTACAGGAGCAGTCTGAGCAGGTATTGCATGCAAAGTTAAACCACTGACCATCGATGAGAGTAGCCCTGGGGCCACCACCCCACCATCCCCAGTAATCAAACACGGGAAGATCCGGGCAGGGAGAGCAGCTTTTACGGCAAGGCCTTAGCTTAACTTCACATTGCCCGAATTGTCGCCCCGTCAACGCCCAGACCAGCTCGGTAGCGGCTTGAATTGCTCCATCGATGATGGCTGGATCGATGGGTGTGCCGTTTTCAAGGCAAGGGGATTGAGTTTGCCCGGTAGGGCCGAGACAACAGAGATCAAGGGAGGTAAGGGGCCAAGAACAAGGCCCTACGGACGGGCATGTAGCCATTCCTCACCTCCTGTGACTGCCAAAACTACGTATATTCCCATTTTTTCTTGCGTCTTTTATAGGAAGCCTTATTAGCACAAGATGTATTACAATAACGAGAATTCATGTGTGGTTGAAGAAAAAGGGCATCACAATTAGAACAATTAATTACTTTAGGTGTTCTTTCTTCGTGGTACTGGAGGACTCTTTTAAAAGTTGTTTTTCGTCGTTCGCACACGAGATCAGAAATCATAGATATAAGCATTATGACTTCCGCTCTTTTATGCACTTTCCAAAACCATTTAGTTTTGTGGCCCTTTTGAGACGGTGGATTATAAGGGCCATATTTTCCTCCAATATTCGACATCATATATAGACGGTCAATAATATCTTCATCTGTCGATGATACATCCAGACTTATGCTAGATTTTCCAAAACTTACCGTGCCCTCTCCATCAAAAATACCAGCAACATAACCAATAGTAAGATCATCCCACATATTCCCTCCCTAACAGGGTTTTTTGAGGAGGGTGGAGGTTAGGGCTCCACCCCCCTCAAATTTATATAATTAACCAGTCAATGGTTGGCAACCACAAAACTCTACAGGTGGCGGTATAGTGGTGAACTGGACGTGAAGCGCAGTATCCGATGCTAGTGGACTGAGTAGAGGCCCAGGAGTATTAGCAGCATCCTGAGCAACTACATCGAACGGACCTTCACCCCAGACACCAGACGGCACAGCTTCTGCAGTCAGTGTCCAAGTAAGAGGGCCGTTCTCTACTGTAAGATCGCCAACCCTGCCATTTGAGACACAAGGGAGCAGCCAATATAAGAATTGAGAAGCTCCAGTAGAAGGATCAACACATTCTTCACCCACTACCTTAGTCCAGAACTCAAGAGCGAATTTGTTACATTCACCAAGATTCTCATCTACGGCAAATCCAACAACATCACCATTGAAGTCCAGAACAGTGTTAACACCTGACACAACCTCAAAGAGGTCAGGGTCGGCGTTACAGATGTTCAACTCCACGTTATATCGCTTGAGAGTTGCACACCCAGTCTCGTTGATACATAGCTTGCCATTAGCAAGCTTAACAAGGAACTCATCCGGCTCTTCGATCTCAGCCGTGAGGTTGAGTGTAACGAATGACTCCGAAGTGACAAAAGCGCAAGCTCCTGTTACAACTTGGCAACATTCGTCCAGCCTCGTGACTCTCAAGGCGAGCCCCTGGATTGACCTAAAAGCAGCGTGTTGCCACGCTACACCACCTCCTCGCAGGGACTCGGCCCCGCCTTAGACAGGACTACGATTTAATACTACACCATGCTTCCCACCAGCGGAAGGCATTTCCCTCCACAGTTTGCCCAGAAGCGAATTCCCTAGCAGCAGCGGCAAGATCCTCCCTCTTACCACGATCCACAATAAGAGATCTTACCTGATCCATCCACTCCCTAGGCGTACCAGCTCCTAAAGCTGCCCCCGCCTCAACCATTCGCATATTGTCCGGTGTTGGCGATAGTACCGGTGCAACCCCCACAGATGCCATCTCCAGTCCTTTAAGCCAGCTTTTCGCCTCATTAAACGGAGTTGGAGCCAAAGGCACAATGCCGATATCCATCTGCGCAACCGCCGCCGGATACTCATTGATAGGAACTCCTTCCTGCCAAGTATGAGGATAGCGATTCCGGATCCCTAGCTTTTCTAGCGTCTTAGCCTCCCCCAAAGCAAGGAAGCGGGCGTCCTGCTTAGCAAGAGCTTCGTTCACTGCACCATGAGTGACTTGGAGATCCTCCGGGTGAGTAGCTGTATATCCAGCCCAGCCCACAGTCACAAGCGGGTCTCGGTCCGCCTTGATCTCCAAGTAGGATTCAGGAACGCAGTTAGGAAGCACAGCCACCCGGCCATGCCCTCCATACCGTTCCGCCAAGGCAGGAGTAGTCACTGTTACTAGATCTGCCATCTCGCAAGCTTCATTAGCAAACGCCCAATTCATGCCATTAGTTTGGTATGCATTGTAGGCCGGATTCTTAGGATGGATACAAGTCAGATCGTCGTCCATATCTATGACAACCCGCACCCCATTCTTCTGGTATAACCGCAAAGCATCAACAATTGTCTGCTTGCACGGGCGCTGAAAAACTATGACGTCCGCATCCATAGGCATAACGCCTTCAATGCGATCAGTATTCGGATTCTTGATAACTGGTGGCATTTTCCTAGCCACCACAACATCATGCCCTTGTTCAGCCAATGCCTGCCCAGGCCAAATCATACGATAATATCCACAGCCACCACGGTCGGATGGGAAAATCTTAATTCTCATCTAATTACCTTCATAGCTTCCTTAGTGTATCGAGTCTCTACTGGTCCGATTGTGACCGGATAGTGTTGCCCGATGCAGTCATGGCGAACATATGTCGGCATCCCAAGCAATTCTATAGCATCCTTATGATAGGCCGGATCATCGGACAGCCCGTCCTCGGCGTCCCATCTCCATCTTAACCTCTTGAACACGTCCCGCCGAATCAGCACGAAGGCAGCGGTCGCCATATGTTCCTGCACCTGGAGGTGCGCCAGATGAGGCACCTCCGCCCCCCTGAGACAGTAGGTCCCGACATGCCCGCCTACCAGCCCGTGATCCACCTCTAGGAGCTTAGGAAGGGCGTCAGCGGGCGGCCTACAGTCTGCAGCCATAAAGAGCAGGTGCGAAACTCCAGGGGCCGTACAGTAGTCCACCACAAGGTTCTGGCCCATAGTTATGTGTCTGAGTCTGTTTGCCGTGGAAATAGATTCCCTGCCGTCATCTAGCGAGAAGGTCCAATACTCTCCGCCAATTTCTTTCAACCTCTGAAGCAATGGTTGGAAGGGCTCAACTCCCCTAGCATCGGTCTCGATAGCAGCGAAAAATTGAACAGGCTCCTCCACGCTCTGAACCATGGCTTCAGCGTTGGCTAGCCAGGAGGACCAGCGATCTTCTATAGACATTGCGAAACTGGCTAAAGTTGTCCCAACAACGATCACAACTGATACCCCAATCGATCCGCCATCTTTACTATTTCCTTTTTATATTCAGATGGAATCGGTGGAACTGGGATAGAAGTGGACAAAGGACCGACATTAATTGGGGCACTTAAGTGAGAGATATCTTCAAGATGAATTCTCACAGATGCAACCGATTCACAAAGATCTATCCAACGTAACCAAAATACCCAAGGATCCCATGTTTCTGCATATCGATAAGCGTAATCCCCCCATGAATTGCCCGGCTGCAGCCATCCACCGGCTGCGTTAGAACGAACAACGTCATTCGGATTACGAATCAAATGAAAAACAAAAGCTCCACGTTGAAGATGAGGAGCAGCGAGCCACGATACTTCTGGTTCTTTTGCTGGGCCCTCACTTATATAACCTTTTTCATTAATTCCATATGCATATTCATGGGACCAATTTAATAAATGAGCCAGAAATAAGGTTCCAGAACGTGGCACTCCAGTAGCAACTATTTCAACTGAGTCAACTAATGAATTAATTTTCATCTATATTGCCATGGTTCCGCAGAAATCTCTTCCCCATGATGCCCGCATCTATATCGTATTTCCTGTGGCACGAGCGGCACATCTGTGACCACTCTTCTCTCACACGACGATACTCATGGTCCAGATTGGCCCATTCAATCCAGCCCTCAGTCTTGCCACAGTTGGAGCAAGGACCCTTAGCGGCCCCCCAATTACGTCGTACCCAATCATGCACAGAGGGGTAAGCAGCCGCATCTCCCTTGAAATCTCGTAGATTAGGCACACCCCTTCTAGAATCGTATTGACAAGTTGTTGAACAATATTTTCCACGTCCATGTTTACGGATGCTGGCTGGAATAGAAAATATTAAACCACATTGTTTACATGTTGTATTAGTATAAATTGTACTCATCATCGGCACGCAACAATTTGATAATTATAACCATGATTAGGAGTAAATAATTCAACTCTAGCGATTACTTGCTTCCACCCAGTTTCGTTGAGCATTGCTTCTACAGCCTCAACATCCCAACCGTGATAGTGTTCGGGATTACCAAGATCATTCTCTCCAATAGGAGTAGACAAAAGCAAGAACCTGGATTTCTTTCTAATTTGTTCTAGAGCAAATTCTGGGTCATCTAGATGTTCGATTGTCTCCGAACAAATGAACAGATCTACTGGATGGATTTGCTGAACAGTCTCTTCAAGAGGGCCAGTTAACTGATAACCCGATGCAAAATCCCCAAGAGTCTTTATCTGCAATGGAAGAGCATTAATTATCGCACCATTACCACAAGAAAGATCTGCTCCAGATTTCAGTTTAAAATCAGCAACCATCCATTGCCCTAATTTGATGGTGTGCTCCACCCGGAGATGGTGACCGTATCCATAAATCTTGTGATCATGCGGTTTGGCGTAGATCTTGGCAAGTTCCTCTGGAGACCAAGCAGGACGAAGACGCCTTCTAAACATTCGTTTCCTTTTTAAGCGCTCGTTCGACGGCGTCCTCAAGCTGAATCCGAGGCTTATAGACATCAAATAACGCCCTAGTGTCTGCCACTCGTCTATGAACCCCTATAGGTGCATCCAGATGCAAGTTAACTTGCGGATTGTAGCTTGCAGTTTTGCAGACCATTTCCTTAAGCTGAAAGAAGGATGTAGCCCTCCCAGTACCGATATTAAGCGGACCATCAACTCCTTCATTGATGCAGGCAAGGGTAGCCCCAACAATGTCATCGATGTGGATCCAATCTCGCATCTGGAGCCCATCTCCCCAAATCTCAAAGGGATCTGCCCTTCGCCTCGCCCGGTCGATGAAGGAGGGCCACGGGTAGTCAAGATCTTGGCCCTCTCCATAGCCACTGAAGGGTCTGAGAACTGTAACAGGCACGCCCTCAGCCCTAGCGTAACGAGCTAACTGCTCCCCCGTCAACTTGGCCCAGCCATAGGTGAGGTCAGGAGTCCGGACATTGTCCAAATCAATCATGGACTCGAACAGCTTCACCATGCTGGTGCGGCCCTGGAATTCGATAGGGTAGGCAGCCGAACTAGAAAAGTAGACCACCCTACCTGGACGAGTCCGCAGAGCCCACCCGAACATCTCAGCGTCAATCGCTAGATCTACAGCAACGGATAGCGGAGCGCCTTCTATTGTGGCTCGCCCACCCACCACGGCAGCCAGATGGATCACCAGATCATAGTGCGCACCAGACATCCGAAAAAAATCTCGGGCATCCATGCCTTCTTGGACATCAACACCAAGGACATCCCAGCCCTCAGCTTCTAAAGCTGGAACCATGTGGCGGCCTACAAAGCCCAAGTGCCCTGTTACAAGCGCACGTTTCATGTTCCTTCTTCCTATTAAAAAACTAGTTCCCTAACTGCTGGGTATCAGGAAGGGTGTAACCAAGAAGTAGAGCTTGTCCTGATACTAATAAAAGATCATAGAGAAGATTAGGAATCACTTGTAATTGAATTCCTAATCCTGTTGCTACTTTAATTGGATTAGTGAATACTATATGGTCTCCTATTCCAAATGATCCTCTAAACAAAATGTCATTAACTCCAAATGGCTCGAAAAATAAAATCCAGTCACTGATAAGAACATCAGAGGCAGTAAGGCCCAGTAGAGTATCGATTCCTACCGAAACAGCAGTTATGTAATGATTACGATTAGGCTCCCCCGCCTTTGTTGCCACGGCAATTGGGCTTCCTGGTGGAGGAACTCCATCATCAAATTCAATCCAAGATTCTAGGACACGCACCGTAGTCGGCACACCAGTAGCCAAAGTCGGCATATCAGCTTCTGGGAGTAAGGTAGTCTCTAGCTGGAATTCAGTTTGAGGATCTGGGCCGTTGAGATAACGAACTCGGAAACAACCAGCCCTGATAGGAAGAGTGATAGAACGGAGAAGACCGGCCAGAACTGTGTATTTGTCGAAGGGTCTCCAAGTTACTCCTCCATCCTCCGACCAATCAACTACAAGGCCATCCGTAGCAGAAGCTACGTCTGAGTAAGCGAATATCCTAATCCCCTGGAAGTCGTCAAGATCAGGGTCGCAACAGTCTCCAATGAATTCTCCACCACCTGAAGCAGTTGGAGGAGAAAGGACGACGAAACCGGAAATCTCATCTACAGCAGCCCCAGTGAATGGCCAGGTTCCCGAGACTGCCCCAGCGACCGTTGGAACGATATCGTCAACGGAGTGTGACAGTGCTGCCGATGAAGTATCGATTCTCTCAGCAAAGCTCGTGATAGGTGTGAAAGTTCTAGCTCCTGCTCCTAGAACCATGGAAGCATAGACTACACCGTTGTTCACGGCAGAGGCCGGGCCGATGGAAACGGGGGAGATTCCTCCGGCCTGAGCAACCAAGTTCGATTCCAGGACCGGATCACCGACTGGGAGGAGATCTTGATAAGCAGAGATTGATCCGATAGCCTCGGCAGATGTATCAAATGTCCAAGTATAGGACGCTGGCTCCGCTGCTCCTGCTCGGAGCCACCAGAGGCTCATTTTAAGGGTGCCAAGAGATTCGTCTTGAATCAGAGTCCAACCTGTTGGAGGAATGATGGCTGGAGAAGCAATTTGTCCTGCTGTCAAAGCAACCATGGAACCGAGGAGGTTTTCCCCAGTTCCAACCCCACTTCCTGCAGATGTTCTTGTACCAGTATCTCCTCCTGCAACGAATACCTCATCATCAAGCGAACCGTTTGAGTCAGCTCGCTCAGTCATTCCAGCAGGCGTAGACCAAGTACCGGTTCCTGTAGTTCCTCCAAAATAGCAAGCCACTAATAACGTATTCGGGAAGGTGGCTGGAATCGAAGGGATAACAACATCATCCTCGACTACTCCAGATAGATCAGCGACACCAGAACTACCGTTAACCGGTGAACCTACATTTATTACATTACGGTAAGCAGATATACGACCAAATGCGTTTCCGTTTCCACTTCCAGTTTGATGAATTATATTAAAAGAATGGATAACAGGCTCGCTGGCTGTTGCTCGTTTCCAAAACAACAATTGCTGGAGAGGCTGCGCTCCAACAGGTGAATCATCTTCTCTGATCAGAGTCCAACCGACAGGAGGATTAACTACATCTGGTGTGACGCTGGTGGGACTTGATATACCTATCTGAGCAATCATCACATCATCTAAAATAACACCGGCCGGTCTTGAAACAGGCAGATTGTTGCTCCCAGCTAGTATGCCAAGAGATAATTGTACCCCAACCGCCACAAAGGTTGGTGTTGCGAAGGCAGTCGGAACAGGGGTTACTGCCACCATTTGGGAGACGACGAAAGTAGAGTTTAGGCCAATATCAGTCGTCGCACTACGAATACCTGTGGTCCCACCTGCACTGAAAACCTCATCATCAAGACAAGTACTGTTGGCACTCTCCACAGGGAGATCTCCATTGCCATCTGCTCGTTCAGTCATTCCGGCTGGGGGATTCCATCCTAATATCCCATTACCAGAAAATGTGGCAAGTAACAATGAAGCAGATGATACCCCAGAGATAGATGGCGCAACTGCCGGATTAGCAGGAGATCCTGCGCTGATCTGTGATTGTCCAGAGCTACCAGAAATCGGGTTGCCAGTAGTAACAATATTTATATAGGCAGCAATCCGGGCAAGAACTACACCGCCAGTAAGAGATGAATTAATAGTGAAGGTATAAGTGGCAGGCTCAGCGGCAGTAGCTCTTTTCCAAAATAGGAAGACATGAACTGTACCACTCATGTCGTCTCTAATCGGAGTCCAACCTGCTGGGGGGACTATTGTTGGGTTGACAACCGATCCTGTTTCTATCTGTGCAAAAAGAAAATCATTTAAAACAGTACCAGTTGGCTTAGTAATAATAATTGATTCGCTGGTTGAATCCTGTGCATTCGTTGCATCTGGAGACACAGAACGGAACGTCGGAAGAGTAGCCCCACCAGCACCCTTAGCAGCTATAGAAGCCACCATAATATCGTCAGCAACTACCCCAGCAGGCTTCGTAATAGGCAGTGAAGCAACAGCTGAACCAGATGCTGAGGATGCAGCAACGAAGGAAGAAGGCGGAGCGCCACCTAATAGAGCACCACCTGTAACACTGTTACATTCGCTTAACCGGGTGGCCCACTTTCTAGACATTCCTAAACTCCTGTATAGCCAATAAGGGTGATCTTCCCGATAACATTGATTCCTCCGGGCCCCAGCGTCAAAACCACTGATGTATTCACAGGGCACTGAATTGGGAAAGTAAACATGTAATCGAAATTCTCGTCAACAAATTGATCGATAAGTGTGCCGCCCGATGCAAGCGTGTATGTCTTTCCAGTTGTTGGGCTGACATCATAGCCTAGCAGAATCGCTGTGATGTAGTGCCGCAATCCGACTTCCGCTGGCCGTGTGATGACTACGGCCGTGTTGCCAGCGCTTGTAGCATTCATAGTCCAAGTGGCTGGTTGTGCTGTAGAGGTAACTGTGCCAGTTACACAAACACAGTCATCCAGATGAACTATAACAGGTTCATTTGGTACATTATTAATCGTTACTCCGCCAGTAATACAAACACACTCATCTAGATGAACAATAATAGGCTCTTCACCTGGGCAGATAGTAACGGAATCCTCAGCGCAGGTTAGGGGCCTAATATCAAAGTTATTTCCAGTTACTCCGACCGTTCCACCATCAAGTACAACTACTATGGGTTCAGCCCCGGGACAAATGGTTACGGAGTCCTCTGCACAGGTAAGAGGACGAATATCGAAATTGTTACCTGTTACGCCAACTGTACCGCCGTCGAGGATGACTACTATTGGCTCATCGCCTGGGCAAATTGTGACTGAATCCTCAGCACAGGTAAGAGGTCTAATATCAAAGTTATTGCCAGTAACTCCAATAGTTCCACCATCAAGCACTACTACAATAGGATCATCACCTGGGCAGATAGTGATTGAATCAGTAGAACAGTCCCGAGGCGCTTGGACGAAAGTACCAGAAACTGCGATTGGCTCATCAAGGTGGACAATCCAGGGAGTAGTTCCTTGACAGACGGTTACGGAATCAGTGAGACAGTCCAGGTGACAACACCCTCCGCTACCGCCACCCGATGTACAAGGATTTGGAGTTACAAAGCTCACTTAGAAGTCTTTCCAGACGGAAGTGATGTTATCCGGGCTATGTTATGGCTGACCATTTTGGCTGTGCCGCCGACACTTAGTATCTTGTGTATGAAGGAGAATAGCTCAGAATGAGAGCCTTGAAATTCATCTCCCACCTGAAACCTAGCCATTACGCTCTTTTTGTCTCTCTAATTTACAAGTTCGACAATGGCGTTCACCAGAGGGGGTGAAATAAGCATGTTCCAGACTAGTTTGATCGTGTCCTTTGAAACAGGTTTTCTTTTTTAGAGGACCGTAATTCCGATTACTACTAAATTTAGACATAAGTTCAGTTTGATTTGCGATATATTCTCTATGCTCCTTTTGCATCTCTAGAATTCTCTCAATAACTTCTGCAGCTGCTAATCGTCGTCGTTCACTTAAAAGAGGTACAATAGAGCAAAGAAGATGAGCAATATCATTTGCGGCGCCAACATGCCAGCGCTTCATAGGTTTATCTCCAAGTTGTGTTTCACTTGGAGTAAAATCATAGATTTTACCTATACCAGTTATAGTCTGTAAACGTTCAATTGTATCGAAATCACACATACTTACAACAATATTAGGTTGCTTTCGAGCGAATCCCATAGAACCTTCGCCTTCGATAATCCCAGCAACCCATCCAATTTCTACAAGATTCATACGATTAATAGAAGTTTTCTTTAGATATTTAATCATCTTATACACACGGTCCAGAACAAAGCGCAACTTGCACGGCAAAGAGGCAGCACACGAACGACAGAGCCCACTCAGTCTCAAGACGAACAGTTAGATCGTTAACCTGCTTGTCGAAAGCTTCTTCTAGTTCAGGAGGATTGAAGAAGGCTTCGCCTCTCCAACCAACGATTTCACTTGTTGCGAAGATCCAGGTTGTGCCGTCAACTGGAGCGACACCTGCGGGACCAGTGCCAGGATACCCGGCGCCAGCAATTACCTTGTTGCAGGAGAAAGTCTCAAGTCGGTCCTCTCGGCGTACCAGAAGATCGGCAGTGGCGAAGAAGGGGACTGCGCCAAAATTCATGTGGATGGTGCCAGGGCCTGGCCAGCAGTCAGCGAGGGCTGATTCAAGGACGCCCAAGGCGGCTACAGGAGAAAGAGCAACACCTGGGGATAGATCAACTGGAACGATTCCGCAGGAAGGATTGCCGAAGGCGAGGCTAGGGCTTACTGGGCCATTAGAGGTGGTGCCGGTCCAGAAGATGTTCTCTAGCGCCCGTTCAACGTTCGCACCATAACGATCTTTGACTATCTGGTAAAACTGCTCACCGGTCCAGCCAACAGGAGGACAAGATAAACTTGAGTAAACTATAAAAGGATCTGATTCGCAAAAATCGACACCACGGTCAAAAGACTTGGCAGGAAGATCCGGGCCACCAGTTACTGGGGGGCACTCAGCAAAGGTTGAGTCGAGATCTGAGCAGAACCAGCTGGGGACTTGGACACCAGACCTCCAGTGCGGGTCCGTAGGTTCAGTTAATGACTGGAGGCCGGTCAACAGGCCGTAGCAGTGCCGGTCCGGCTGGGGCGGGTCCAGAATTAGGCCCGGCGGAATTAAAGCCATGTTTCCTCCAGAAAGAAGTCTTAGGTTGAGGGGAGGAGCCTTTCGGCCCCTCCCCTCGATATATCAATTAAGCAGCAGGACAAGCAGCCGTGTCGTCAGCGTTGACATTACGACCACCAACCGTACCGAGCGGGCAAATGGGAACTGTCACCAAAACACCTCTTGGCCCTCTACGGCCTATACAATAGAAGTCTTCAGTGAAAATATTATAGTCGTTGACTGCATTGAGTACACTATCCCTCGTAATCCCGAGATCCAGCGTCCCACCATCGAACTGAACGTAAGATCCAGGAGTATTGAACAGGATCTGAACAGTTGCGGGCCAGGTAAGAGTATTACCAGGAACGGGATCCTCAAGTGCCTGCCAGAAGGACAGGAAGTTGATAGAAACACCGAAACTAGCAAACCATGCCCGAATAGTGGCATCAGACACTAGCCCGGAGTTGCCAACCCCACCAAAGTCCTGGCGAGCGATGTCAGCCCGGATGGCTTCCTTCAGCCAGCAAGGAGCCCAAGCCTCAACTAGTGAGTCACAGCAGTGCCCATTACGGTCACGGTAGGCCTGCACTTCAAGAAGAAGAGCAGCAACAACCGCTGAACCAGCAGCAAATGTGGCTCCAACCGTGACAGCATCAGCATCTGCAATAACGGCGTTGATCTTGAAAAGGCTCTCGGCACGGTCATGCAGGAAGAATACCCGGTTGAGGAACCAACGAACCTGCTCAGGATATGCCCGGTCGATGAGGTTGCCGACGATCACGCAAACGCCGTGGGCATCAAGACGGCACTCTTCAAACTCAGGACAGTCCACTCTGATACAAGGCTTAGTGGGCTGGCCAGTTACGGCAGCGATGTCATCAGCCTCGGTCCAGATCCAGTCAACCACGTCAGTGAAATCAATTGGCGCAAAAGTTGGCCAACGAACTCCGCCTCGGTTAGCCCGGAAAGTAGGCAGAGAGAAGAGTGCAGGACGAGGACAGACAGACTCATACAGATCGTAGAGGATTTCAGAAGGAGCGCACCAACCACCAGCAGCGAGAAGAGTTTCATAATTCTTCACACTAGCAAGGTCGTTGATGGCCTGCCAAGCATCGCTCTGGTTCATCTGAGTGAGATCAAAGCCGTCCCGGAACTGCTTCTCCATCGTGGCAATAGGGAACTTCTGCTTGCTGTTCCCAATGACACGGGCCTTCTGATAAACAGCGTTTGCCAAGCCGCCCATGTCGAGGCTAGAACCCATCTGAACCTGAGGGATGTCCGCTGCGGCGGTGATCACCAAGCGGGGGCTAGCAGGAGCCTCAGGAACAGCCGTAGAGGGCACAGGCGCCTTTGCAACCACAGGAGCGGGCTCCGGTGGCTCAACAGGCTCTGAGGCCGCTACAACAGGCGCTGGAGGCGCTGGTGCGGGAACGGGAGCAGGAGCCGCTATAACAACCGGCTCAGGCACAGGCTCGGGGGTGGGCTCTGGGGCGTCCAGATCTGCCAGAGTGGAAGCGAACTCCGCACGAGAAGCACGCTCAGCCTTTAGAGCAGGACGAGAAGCCTTGATAGCAGCTAGCTCCGCGACGTCATCCCCAGTTGGATGCTCCACGCTCCGGAGAGCAGCAAGGCGCTCATTTGCCTTACCTTCTAGCTCATTTATCGCCTCGTCGGATAGCCCACCGAGGCTGTCGGGAAGAGCGAAACGCTCCATTATTACCTCCTAGCCCTTAGGGCTGTCGTAGTTACTGCTATTAGCATACTATAACTTATCCTGCACGGCTAGTTATACGCACACGGCCGCCTGCCGCTGTGGCAGCCTTCCGAGCATCTTCAACAGAAGAAAACTCGGCAACTAAGGCCCCTTTTGGATCGAGGGCCTGAAATATTGTAGATCTAGCTTGACCAACAACTCCCTGAGTTTTTCCTTTATTACAGCCGCAACCCATTTATTCCTCCATCCCTTCCAAATCAGTAGTAAACATTAATTCAATAAATTCTTCAGCAATAGTGCAGTTACAAGTATCTGTGAGAACAATTGTTTGGGTCTCGCCTCCAGAAGCAACCAAAACCTTGGCCCTCGGAATAGGGAATCCAGGAACATTTACAGCATGAGCAGCAATCAATTGGAGCTTAGAGCCTATGCTCCTCCAATCCCCGGATAAAGGTGCGCTCCGGACTTCTCTCAGTTCAATATCAGACAATCCAGGTCGCAGCGCACCAACAACCCAGATGCCAAACTCATCCTCTCCAGCCCTAATGTCAGCTGAAACAGTACTTGTGCTGTCGTAGAACCGACCTGCTGCCTGCGCATTCAGGTTTGCTGGAGCGTGGCCTCCTCCAAAAGTCATATGCCCAACGTTTATCATCTCCCCATCCTCGGTCTTTAGAGAACCAAGATGGAAAAAGTTATCAAAATCGCATCCCTTAGGAGCAGTAGTGCAGGATCCGTAGCCAATATGGCAAGTATTCCAGCCCGCCAAATGCCCAAAGACCTGTCCCTCCTCAGTGATAGTAATTGGAACAAGTGCTTCAAATTTGGGCTCATCGAACCAATTAGAGGGGGGATCGACCGGGACGGCACTGGCTAAGATGGTCTCGATCTCGCTATACATCCAACGGCGGCGCTTCCGGCGCTTTCTAGCAAACTCTTCCTCATCAGTTAGTGCTGCGTCTCCCACATCTGACTCCCAAGGAGGGGTTACTGGGGTTTCGTCTGCTGGGAGAGAGGAATTGATCTTCCCGTAGAGGGTGGCAAGCTTCCGGCGGATCCCTGATTTGTCGGCGTCGGGAATATTGACTCCTCCTCTAGCTCCCTCAATAGCAGCAGCAGCAGCGAAGACAGCCTTTGGAACAATCGTAAGTGTTCCATCTATTAGCTCCGTAAAGGGAAGTTTGTAGGAGCCACGAAGTTCAGGGTCGCCGTCAGAATCTCTCCAAAGGAAGGCTCTGTTGAGTTTGGCGGTATCAAAGCCATCCTCCGTTTTGGCATCTGCAAAAATAGCTTTCTGAGCGGCTAGACCATCCCAGCGCCGGTCACGATCAGCAACAGGAAGATCAGTAGAACCGATAACAGCTGCAACAAAGCTTTCCTCCTTGAGGCGGATCTTTGCGCCCGCAAATGCAGGGATGTCAACGGCAGTGAGTGCCCGGATGTTGATGCGGGAGAAGACTATCTGATAGTCTTCCGGGTTAGTCTCATCTTGGAGGATCTCAAACTCGGCATCGTCGCCGTCGATCGAGACGCCACCTGCGGCGCCCGTCTTGAGAAGCGTTAGGTATTGAGCTGCTTCCGGGGGGGCATCATCACCCTGAATTATGATGCCTTCGGCGAGGATGGCTCCGTCTCCATCTTCTCCTCTAAAGATGCGGTCAACTCTGCCAATCGTAACGCTGGCGTTATGACCGTCAGCAGATACCCGTTGAAATTTGAACGGGAAGGGCAAGAGATCTTCGTTCCAGACAACTGCTCCTGCTTGGAAGAGTCTCTTATCCCCGGAGTAGATCCCTTCGTAAGTGATTGGCCCTTCCCATGCTGCGTATTCCTCAGGTAGTACTGGTGCGGGCGCTGGCGTGGGTACTTCAACATCCTCCTCTTCGTGAGTATTGTGTTCGCCTACTAGACGATCTGCAAGAGACCGAAGTTCGGATGCGATCTCTTCCATTTGCTGGAGATGCTCTTCGGGAATGCCCTGACCGTGGGAGTGCAGGCTAGAACTAGCATCGTCCTCGGAGGCGTACAAAGCACGCAACTGATCGGCTGCATCGCTTCTAGTGGCGTGGCAACCCTCTACCTCGTTTGTGCCAATTTTGACGACACAGAACTCATCGCCCCTCTTAGAAATTTCCCAAGGCACAATTAGCCTCCTACCTCGTTGTTATTCTCATCACCCTCGGCTGTTGGGCCTGGAGGCGGTGCAGTTTGCTTGTCTTGACTTCTCTCACCAGGAGTAGAAGGTTGTTCTTCAATATTAACAGACTGATCCCCAGGAGGTCTACCTTCGGGGGCAGCAGTGGGTTCAATGGCTTCGGGCAAATCTATGATGCCCTTCTCTGAAAGAGAATTAATTGCATATGCCTGGAGGGTCGAATTGGTTCGGATTAGATGGAGAAGGATCTGCTCCTCAAGCTCCCTCTTGTCAGGTTTGTCGGCTTCTGTGAGTCCGCTAGTGAGCCGTAGATTTGATCCGTCAGCTTCAAATCGATCATAGAGTGCCTGAGAATCTTCAGATTTATTGGGTCGAACAGCAAGATTTGAGGTATCGAACCAGACCGTGAGTTGGGGAATCTCATTGCGTACGGTCTCCGGGAGCCGCATCTTCTCTAGGGCTGGTCTGAACCACCCAACGGTAAGCGCATTTGCAATGAGTTGCAGCAGAGGCACGGTATGCAAGCGCACCGTAGACTCGTCCGTTTGCCAAGCAGACCACTGAGTAGATTCTGACATTCCAAGCAAGACTTCAGGTGGGACATCCATCCCAAGGGCCAGTCTTCGGAGCGCAACATTCCGCAAGTCCGGCACTTTGTCATCAAATGGGGTTGAGAAAGTGAGGTGCTTGATGGCTTGGATTGCTTCACCTGGGCCTCTGAGCATAATAGGAACCATCGCCGCTGCGCTTTTTCGGTTTTTGATGGCGATGGACATTACTTCTGTGAGATGTTTAATGAAAGGGTCTACCTCGATACCGTCTACTTCTACTTCGTCCGCAGGGAACGTGATATCGTCAGGCAAGAGGAGCAGACCCGCACCTGCCAAACGTGAGATGGCGCTTGCGTGTACGTGCTGATCAAGTAGGTCAATCTCCCGCAGCACGGTGAAAGAAGAGAGGACCGGGCTATCTGCTCGTTCCCAACGGAGGGGATGTGGTCTCCAGATTCGGACTGCGATAGTGCCAGAGGGTAGTGGTTCATCTCGTCCGGATCCTGTGATCTTTCTGTAGTAAATTATGCCTTGGCGTGAATAAAGCTCCTGAGTGCTGTAGACTCGCCATTCATTGAATGGATATGGGGGCATTTTCCCTGGCTCCGGGCCAGCCAGAATCGAGTCGCCTGCAACGGTAAGATGCAACCCGAGCCTATCGAGAATCTCGGATTGACCTTCAAATCCGCCCGCAAACTCCTGTAAAAGCTGTGTTGCCGGGTGCCTAGGACCTACTGGGGAGGGGTTGTAAGGATCTGCGCCAACTCTTCCAACAAAAAGTCTGGCTTGAGAAAGAGAATTAGCAACGTAGCGTGCAATGTAGCGTAATTCGGGGATTGTCTGGTAGAAAAACCAAGCTAAACCATCATCATGCAGTGAATCGCCCTGCAGCATGATGTCAATAGTGCGGTTAGCTTCTCTGGAATCCTGCCCCTGGCGTGGTTTGAGAGGGTATGCGGCAGCTTGAAGGGGGGCTGGAGTGGGAGGCGGTTGAGTGGCAGAACGATTATGCGTTCGCATTGGTTATAGGATAACAGTCTTTAGTCTTCTTCGCCAGGCTCTAGCACATGGAGCAGGGATTGCGCTCCTGAGAGAGCGGCAATGTTGAGGAAAACTGGAACGGAAAGCTGAAAATCTCTGATATAGAGCCAGTAAATAGCGGCAGAAACCCAGACTCCGGTGCAGAATGTGCAGCTGATAAGTTCGTAAAGCTTGTCCGTTACGAGGTTGTGTTTATTGAGAAGATAGAGATGCAGTTTGTGGCGAGTTCCTTCAAACAGTGAATCAAAAACCAAAAAGCGGGTCGTGCGGAAACTAGCGAGAGCGAGCAGAATGAGCGTCGTCAATTCCAACATTTTCTCTTCCTCCTAGATCAACGCTATAGGCCCTTGAATGTCTGCTGAGAGTTAACTGTGAGATGTCTTGGATGTTGGCTCGGGGATCGTATGGGGGTAGGTCTCGGGCGTTAGCTGCCGTTTGAATTGTAGCAAACTTCTTGCTGGAAAGTGCGTGATTTTCTCCGAAGATGTGTAGGAGGGTGTAGACGGCGCTGTCGAGACGGTCCGGGCTCTCTTTGCTGTCTGGGCCCCAAGTTACCATCTGATCCTCTAGGCTGGCTCGGCAGGTCTGGATGTGACAGATTGGAAGGCCGTTGGTGGGGTGATGAACCCGATGCTGTTCGTAGTTGATGGCGGCCAGTTCTGCCCGTAGGACTTTAGAGGCTCTGGCATGAATAGCATAAAGAATGAAAGAAAATGG